TCTTGCATAGTGCTGCCAAAACCGATGGTGTCGTCCACCTCCAAAAGCATATCTTCAATTAGCTCAATTTTTATATCCGTACCTGCAAGCTTTTGAAGCTTGAGAGCACACTCAGTATAATCACCCACAATGCACCCCCATATTTGCTAAAGTTTCAAACGCCTCAATCTCAGCACTGCTCTCTTTAACCATTACGTCCCACTCCGCTTTTGCTCCAGGGTCTTTGATCCCTTCAGCCAGAGCCTGTATCTCTTTTTCAGACTGTTGTATTCCTTGTCTCGCCTCTTTCTTGCTGGAGTTCTTTAAATGCAAAGTAGTCCTAGCAACCTCTTTTTCTACCAACCCTTGTACTTCTTGTTTAGGAGCTTCTTTGCCTAAAACCCTAGCTTTAATATGCCATTTCTTGCCTCCCTCGGTTATAGGAGACACCTCCAATACTTCAAGTTTTGTATGTCTGGGGAGAAGAATCTCTGCCTCTCTAGGAGTTAACCCTTTAACAGTCGCCCCATTCGTCCCTTTTGGAACAACAATTTCCATAAGAACATCCCCTGCCCAATCTTCAGCAACCTTTGGTTTTACCGAAGTTGACTGAAAAGCTTTGTCACTCAGAACTAGCCCTATCGACTCTTCAGGGTTAATCTTTTCCCCTGCAGGGTTTTTAAATGCCAGGTCTGCATGTACAGAACGATAAAGGGTTAAGTCTTTTTGCAATCTGGTTTTCTCAAGCAGAGTGTCCAACTCCCGTATCACTACTGCATCTTCCCCAGTTAAAGCAGAATCCGTCCTTAGTTTTTCATTTAATACTCTAGAGTATTGTTGGGAATACCGAACCAGAGCTTTTAATTGGTCGGGGGTAGCGACCTTCTCTAGCTCAACCATATGAAGGGATATAATGCTTTTAATCTCTTTAGAGGATATTTCTTTTACCCCTACCTCTTTTGTAACCTGAGTCTCCCCTGTTCTGCGTGCTCTGACAGGGTTTACCATCTTATCCTCTAAGATTTGGTTCAATGCCTCTACCAAGTCGTCTATGTGAGCTCTCTCCCCAGGATAAGCTTTTTGGTATATGTCTTTGATCTTACCGCCGCCAGCAGAGATACCTGCACCCAGTAGTGGTCCAGCCACTGCGACATTTAATAAAGAGTCAGCCATAGTGTAATCATGCTGCTCTAAGTTTTCTGCAGCATAAGCTAAGGGTTCAGTAACTGCTGAGCCAATAAACCCTGCGGCTCCTCCTTGAGCGAGTCTACGTTTTAAAGCACTCAGCCCTTGTGCCCAGACCCTAAACTGTCTGCTACCAGACAAAACAGGAACCATACTCATTGCCCAATTGGTAGGACTTACAAATTGAGGAAGCAATTGCCCTGCAAAAATTCCTACTTGTCCAGCAACAGAGTCTACAGATTGAAAAACTAAATCTCTATTGAGCCGTTCCATCTTTGCCGTAGCGATGTATTTTGCTTCCTCAACAGTCATCCCATTATGCCATTCCGCCCCAGACAAACCATAAGATTGATCAAACTCCTCTTCCTCAATCAAGTCTTCTGACTCTTTAGCTGATAAGGCAGAGTACACTCTGTGTGCTTGAGCTTCAGGCATCTGTTCTACGCCAGAAGACCAAATCTCCCCCACCAAAGTAGAGGTACCAAAATCTAAATTGTTCTCTAAATTTAGATGTTGTGCTGTATCCTTACTTAGCTCAGGGAAGGAGGGGACAGAAGGGGAAAGGGTTATCATTCGAAAAATTCTTCCCAAAAGGTAGGCTTCTCTCTTCCCTCTACTTCCCCTAAGATATGTCTTATTCCTAGAGGTTTATTAAGAGGTAAGATGTTTTCTAAAGGCAAAACAAACTTCTTTCCACCCTCTTCATATATGTAAGTGGTTAAACCATTTGCATCTTTAAAAGCATAGTTGAACCCTTTATTGTCTGGTGAGTTTTCCCAAAACCCTTTACTTACTTGGGACTCCCAGATAAATTGTTTACTACCTTCAGGTAAACTAGACCCCATAAAGGTTTGTTCGTAGCTCCCAGCGTACCCCCCTACTAACTCTCTTTTCATTAAAAAGAAAGCTCTTTCGTATTCCTCTACAGAGAGGTATTGAGGCTCCCCATTGTCCCAGAACACCCTTGGTTTTAAAGCTGTGTCTGAGCTTGATACAGGGTGCCAAGTTTTGCCTAAAGTACCATCAAAAGCTCGTTTAATTGCCCCCGTATAATCCCCATCCGTTGACATCTCTAAAGCCAAAGCGGTGTACCCTGTCTGCATGTCCTGAATCCTTGATATACTCTCGGGGTTCGTCTTGTAAAGTAGGGAGAAGTATGTGTTGAAGTCGCTCGTATTCACAGCTTGATTAAAACTTTTCTTTTCCATAGAACCCATTTTTGAGATACGGGCATTATAGTTCTTCACCCCCAACGCCATTGACCTAGCTAAAGGATTACCTGCCCCTCTTTCCCGCAAGACAACAGACATCCCCTTGGGGAGGTGTTCTGAAGCCACAGAATCTACTTCAGCAAGAATAGCGTGAGCGATTAAAGGGTCTTCCCCTTCATTGTATATAGATTGGAGATTATCCACTGCTAATAAGAACTGCTCAGGGTCATTGGAGTTCTCATCCAAGCTGTTAGCCAAAGAATCTCTTTGAGCATTGGTTAAGTATCTTAATTGGTTTTCTGGAACCCCTTTCAATCTTTGATGGGCTATTCCAAAACTTGCTTGTTGGAAGGGGGTAGTTAGGTTCTCAGGCATCTGGTTCTCTGTAAGAGAATATTGTTGAGGGTCTTCCAGATATCTTTTCTTATAGTCAGTGAAAGCCTTTACTGCTCTCTCATAAACAATTTGTTTTTCCTCAAAATCAGAAGTCAAAGACTCTGGGCGTATGCCACTTAGGGAATCCCCTCCTTCTGAAAAAGAGCTAAAGGTAAACTCCCCCACAACAGCCCCTAAAGATTTAGACGCTTTAAATTGCTCTTTCATCCCTTTTCTTTGTTCTTCTGGGATATTAGCAAGGATCCAATTTTCCTCCACGGAAGAACTCCTCCCCCCCGATTCAACAAACCGTATATATGATCTACTTTTGTCCTGTGCCTCAATAGTCTTTAACTTAATATTTTGTTTGATTTGACGAGAGGTTTTGTCTTGTAACAAGATAACTTGGTCTGCTGAAAGGTGTTCGTACAACATACCCCCTTCGGTGATCAAAGGCAGCAAACTCTCTGGGTCTCTGGAAAGCAAACCAAGAGCGGCATCATAAGCTAGTCTTTCTTTGTTTGCTCGAAGGTCTCCTTCTAAAGGGGACAAAGAATTTTCTAAAATTTGTAATGTTGAAGGGAAATCCGTGATATCTGAGGCTACTGTTTTTCCAAACCCCTCCATTAACTTATCAACTTGATCTGTTCTGTAAGTACTAATTTGCTTTGACTCAAACTGTCTTACCCTATTAGAAGCCCTAGACAATAACCCAGGTATGTTCTTCTCTAAGATTTCAAAAGTATAAGGGTTGGCAACATTTTCCGTTAAGGTAGAAAAAGATTGAGTATACTGTGTTTTAACTGTGTCAACCAAGGAGTTCTCTCCGACCATAGACAAAGTCTGTCCGTCTGAGTTGGAAAAAACAGAAGCTTGGTCTTGTGATCTAAGGTTTATCTCCTCCACTCTTTCTGACATCTGAGCGTATATCTTTGCTGCCTCTGCAACCCCGTCTTTCTTAGACTTGTCTTTTATCTGTTCTGCCTGTTCTTTTAGAACTAACCCTACCCCAGAGACAGCCCTACCTACAGATGCGGCTGAAGCCATAGATTGTGCTTGAGGGATTGGAGCAATCCCTGGAAGGTTTCGAGTTTTGAAAGTTGGTATTCTTGGCATATTAATCCTTTTTCAACCCCATCCCGCCAGCAGTTAATGAGCTAGAAATAAGGGCTGATTTCCCTTCTGCGCGTTTAGAGGCAGCACTAAACCTATGGCTCTCTGCTCTTGACTGACCACCATGGATAATACTTAAGGCATCTAACTCAATATCTTCTGCCGTTTCCGTTAGTACCTCTTCTGGAGTACCTTCTATAGTGACGCCCCCTTTCATAAAGGAAGCCATCTGCTTCCCTTTAAGCTTCTCCCCCTCCGCTCTGGCTCGCCTTGCATCCTCTTCTGCTTGCATCTGCTCCATTTTCGCTTGGCGTTCAAGGGCAGCAGCTTGGCTTTTAGCAGCATTGTTAGCCGCTACTCCTCCTGCCAAAGAACCCATCACCATCAAAGCTGTTCCTGGATCACTCATGATTACTCCATATTAGTTTTAACTTTAGGCATTAAAGACAACACCGTAAATGGTAAAGGTTGACTTTGCTCCAAATAAATCTGCCCTTCTGTCTCGTGTCCGCCTCTAAAAGGAACAGTGATGTCCCCTGTAAAAAGACCTACAGAAGAGTCCATACTGTCTGCTGAGGATCTAAAAGAGAAAACATCAGTATTCCCTTCTTGACTACCAATTGCTCCCCCTAAAGACCTTAAAAAACGAACAGTAACCCTGCTAATCCTTTTAATCTTTCCTTGTGCTGTATTCCCTGAAGGAGCAGCGAACTCTAAGTTCATAGTCTTTAGTTTAGAAGTGAAAGACAACCCCGCATGAACCTTACTATAAGACCCGTTAAGTGCGATTACCCCACCTGTTACAACCTTGTCTTCGTGTACTGTCCCATCAACCAAAACAGAGACTGTCTCTCCCTCCAAGTGGTCTAACCCAGAGACTGAAGATACAGGAGAACCCTCGTAGGACAAACCACTATCTGTGTAGAAAGAGTCTTCAATCGCACTTGTAGGGGACAACCCTGACCTAAGTACCTCTATGTATCTTTTTGTAGAGCCATCAATGGTTCTCTTTACAGATATCCAAACCTCTTCAAAAGGTATTCCTTCAGAGGACGGTATGGAGGTAATGGACTCTATGGAGGTGTCTGTGCCTGTAAACGGGTGTTTAGCCCAAGCTAGGACTTCTTGTTCCCTTAAATAAGAAAGAGAAACTAAAGACCCGTCTTCAAGTACTGCCCAGATAATCTCATTAGGAACAGACTGTCGAGTCATATCTTTAATCCCAGACTCTGTTATATGGTCAGCCAGTAAAGTCAAATCTGTAGATACATACGAGTCTGATTCAAAAGCATAGATGAACTGTCTCAGCTTTCTGGACGCTCGTTGAACATACAGCACCGTGTCAGACAACCGTATAGAGGGTAGGAAAGCACTCCCATAGTTCGACTGCCTAACAATCTTAACATTGGTGGGGGTAAGAGCTTCATCCAAGCTTGAAGCAGAAGCAATAAACTCCCCTCCTGCTGTACCTATTACAAGAACTTTCCCAGGGTTCAACCAACGAATAGCATTCACTTGATCCGTTGCAATTGTATACTCAAGGGCGTCATCGTCTGCAGAGCCTTGAGTCATATTGGTATAGTCTCCAGACTTGGAAGCCCAAAGAGTTTGAGGCTCATTTGGGGTGGCGGCAAACCATAACCGTTGCTCATAGAAAGTAACTACTTGAGGGTAATTGCCGCTCGTCCACTCTGAAGGCTCAGACCCTGCAGGAGACCAAGCCAAGTTTGATAAAGTCCAGCTGGTATGGGAAGACCTTGTTAAAGAGGAAGGGTAGTGGTCTTTATGTGTTATATACAGTGTGTCTGCTGATTGGGTAAACTGCAAATCATCTAATTGAGCAGAAGTATAGGTGGTGGAAATTTCTACAGGAGAACCCCCACTTACCACCACCCCTAAGTCTTTATACACCCGTATATAGTTGTTCCCAAACTCCAAGACATACGCTTGGGAGACTGAGAATTCAAAATTAACCAACCGTACTGCACTTGAGTTGGTTTTCACCTCGTTGATAAAACGAGTTCCTCCCCTACGCTCGACCCCTCCCTGTGGGAACAGAACAAAGTTCTCTAATTTCTCACAAGCATTAAAATACTTTTCAAGATCAACCCTCCCATTCATCTTGGGAGACCACTCCCCACTCGTGAAATTAGATAAAATGGGTTGTTGTACAGGCACTAGTATCTAGCCTCCAACCAAGAAGTTGCTTCAATATTTTCGGGAGTTCCATCCATTGCATCCATAGATCTAGCTTCTATGAGCTTGTCTTGGTACAAAGTAAACATTTGATCTGATAGGGTTCTGTCATCAAACAAGAAGATAGCAATCTCTGAAGCAAGCCTAGCAGACAAGACCTCTCTAAACAAAGGGCTGTACTCATTAGCATCTGTTACGTCTGACACGTATCTAAGTTTTACAGAGGGTTCATTGGAAAGCACCCTCTTCCCCTCTACCCGATAGGCTATGTCTGTCCCTTCTGGGTAAAACTGAAGAGCCTTCAAGAAGTCTGAAGGTAACTGGTGTTGGTAAGAAAACCCAAAGGCAGGGGCTGTCGTAAGAGCAGAAAGCTCTACTCTTTTTATTGCAAAGTTCCAAGGATGCGCACCTAGAATTGCTTGTCTGAGGTCGACATAAACTAGGTTACAAACTCTACCTGATCGAGAGTCCTCTGTCAAGGACAGAATAGGGGACTCACCAATCTTTGATAAAGCTACATTACAAATTTGGACAGCACTTGCCATTTAATTCTCCAAGCGGGAAAGGTTAAGAACAAAGGAGGACAAACCTTAACCTTTCCCTATAGTGATTAATCAACTACATAAGTAATAGCGCACTTGATAGTGCCAGTAGCAGCTGCGCCACCCGTAGTAATCAGCACATCTGTCTCACTTGTGTTCTGATAACCGAAACCACCAATTACCCCATCGTCAGCAAGAGTCACTTGACCAGCAGTTGCAGCAGCAGTTGAGGTGATATATCGATCCCCGTCAGATGCATCGCCAACCTGAAGAGTGACACCAGTCCCTAGAGCATCGTGCATGATAGTTACACCATAAACTACTGCGCCTTTAGGCAAACGAGCCACAGTTATGTCACTTCCTGAAGCCAGAGCAGTGGCTTCATAAACATCATACCACACTCTCATACGACCGTGCACTTCAGAGGAATCTGCATTCACCTGAGGGGTAGCGGTAATGTTACTCATATTTACACTTTTAACACTTGACATAATAATTCTCCTTATTCAGCGCAAGCTATTTCGACGACCTTTTCCTCTTCCATTCGCGTAGCGCCAATGGTTTGAGAGTAAAAGACCTGGGTTGAGTAGTTCTTGGTAGGCATCTCAGAAATCTTAGATGTTGCATCCTTACCTGTCGCTAAAAGAATACCATCTTGAACCCAGCAGATAACCTGACGATCACCGTTTGAGTCAGTACCAAGACGCTCAGTACGGACAAAGTTAAACCCTAAGAAAGAGTTAATCTGTCCTTGTGCAAGGGCTTTTACAGTATTATAGTCTGAATCTTTAATCTCAGTGGTGTTGAGAAGATCAGTAACCTGTTTAGCTGTAACAGCGATATTGCGTTGCATATCTGGGTCTGCTTCATTGCTGTCAAGAATCTCTTTAGCAGAGAGTAATTTAGCTAGGGTCAAACCAGCAGTAGCAACGGCAATCTTCTGTCCTGAAGGTAAAGCAGTACTAGTAGAACCACTCTCTCCTGTAGAAGCTGAACCAGTTGCAGCAGTGATAATAGCATCATCTTTAGCTCGTCCCATTGCAAAAGCAGCAGAAGCAGCATAAGAAGAAGTAGGGTCGATCAACATACGAACCTTATCTTCGTTGTCAATAAGATCAGCCCAATCATAGTCCACCAAAGAAACGCGTCTGCGTGAATGGGGTGTATCCATGCGTGGGGTGTCTGAATGACGAGAAGTACGCACACGCGCAGCAACCGTTCCAATTTGTTCAAAGAAGGCATTCTTACCTGTTACGCTTTCGTTGCGGACAAGTCCACTCAAGCGAGACCCTTTCTGCTGACTTAGCAGTTGGATATTGGCAGAATACTGTTCGACAAAAGCCGTAGTAATTTGTACACTCATTGTTGTAGCTCCAATATAATAAAATTAAAAGTTAAATCTTGTTTTGAGTTACCCATTACTGGACTCGGTATGTAATCTAGAAAATAAACCCTGTACCTGTTTCACCACTGTTGAGTGGCTCGGGTCTGTATTGTTTAAGTACGCAGGACGAGCCATAAGATCGTTTATCTGCATTTGCATCTGGTCAGGGCTAAGAGCACCATTGCCCTTGTCCCCCTCCAGACTTGTCTCTCCACCTGTTTTCTGAGCGAGGTTGTAAAGGAATTTAGTCATAGTGATATCATTATCGAGCCCTTTTTGACTCAGCATATCTGTAAACTCTTCCCCTCCAAACTCGTCAGCAACTCGGTTAGCAAGTGTGAGGTTAGCATTAAACTTCTCCCCCCACGCTTGTTTCAAAGCAAGCTCTGCATCTACAAACTGCGTTTCCTGATCAGCCAATTTGTTTTGCTCACCTGATTTAAAAGCGTCCCAATACCAATCTTGTATCTCTTGATATTGTTTTTGATTCAGCCCCACGCTATGCGCTTTCTCGCTGAATGCATCCATCAATTCTTTACCTGACTCTTGTGGGAGATCATAAACATACCCTGAGGACTCTTCTGGTCTTCCCAAACGAGAGTATACTTCTGTCCATTCAGATTCTGATTCAGGCATTACCATCTTATCTTTGCCAATCATCTGCTCAGCATTTACATAAGACTTCGCAAGTCCGTCTATTGTTGTAAACTTCTGTAAACTCTCATTATCTCGAAGATCCTCTGGTAGTGAGTCTCTCCAATTTTCTGAAGAGGTTGCCTCTTCTTGTGGTACTTCATTGTCCATATTAAACTCCTTTGTTTAATTCCATATTTTACTAAAATCTTTATCAGTTAAGCCTAAACGCTGTAAGATGAATACTGCAACATCACGCCTTCCGTTTTTCAACAAAGCCACATTGGGGTCTGTCTCATCAGAGGGTTCAAAGAAATGACAAAAGGTTAGAATGTCCTCTAATACTTTCCCATCCCCTTTTAAAGCTTTGTTGTATGCAATTTTTAAATCACTAGCCACCTTGTACTCCTTGAATTTGAGCAAGGTTAAGAGCCGCTTCAGACCCTGTTTTTGCGATCTCAGCCCCTTGAGCCATTTCCTGCATTTGCTGAGCCTGTTGCTTCTCTGCCTCAACTGCCTCCTCTGTTTTGAGAAAAGATGGACGGAGACCGAACATCTCAGACACACCCTTCAAAACTTCCTCACTATCAAATCTTGACATAATTTGAGGATCAATAGAAGCAAAAGGGGTCATAATCTCTAGTACCCTTTGCAAAGATAGAGCTTCTAACTGTTGTTGTGCTCTTGCAATTGGGGAAGTATAGCTAACTTTAAAATCTGACCCTTGCAATCCTTCTGGGGTTGGGGGGAACTTTCCTTGTGTCAATAAGATTTTGAAAGTACGATCTATAACTACTTCCAAAGCTTCTGATTGGATACGTCCAGCAACTGGCCCGAGTAACCTCATAGAGTCCTCAGTGCGTTGCATAATCTCTGTAGCAGTAACTCTTTCTGCTTTATTAGGCAAAGAGAGTTGGTCAACAAAGAACATTAATCTAATTGCTTCCTGAGCTTGTTGTACCATCTCAAGACCAATAGGGATGTTGGCTTGGGTGTTCAGGGCTTCAATCTTATCAGCACCTGGACGGAAATAGTTAATCCCGCCTGGGACTGTCCGTACAGGGTTTAAGTACCCGTCATCAGGGGCTAGTAAAGGAGGATCAACAACCTTCTGAGCAGCCTTAATAAGTGTCTTCTGCATCTCATTCAACATTTTAACCGTTGGTAGAGCAGTGATACCTGGGGAACGACCGTATGTCTCGCCAGCTGCTTTATAGAACCTAGGGACAGCGTACGGGAAAGAGTCAAAGAAACCTTCTCTCAAAACTTGCTTAGTCTCTATCTCCACATATACAGAAGACCATCTGCCCTCTTTGGGCTCTACAGCGTGGATAATATGTATGTCTAAATCATATTTTTCATCTTGATAAAGCTTCTGGATTTTTTTAGAGACATTATCAAGACCGAACTTATCAACTAAGTTGCGCACTTTAAAAGTTGGGAACCTATATAAAGTATCCACTATCCCGTCTTGGCTCTCTGCAATATAAGCTTCAGAAAGAGGGATCGATTTGTATAAGACCCCATCAAGGTCTGCTGTCTCCCCTATAAACAAAACTCCTGTACCAAAAGTTACAAATTCAAGGTACATCTCGTGAGCATGAGTAGAGAAAGCAGATACAGAGTTTCGCAACTCTTTATACATAGTCTTTTCTACTTCCTGCAACCAAGAAGAGAACCTGCGAGTTCTATTCATATTGGAGTCTTCAAACTCTAATTTGAACCATTCACTTGCTGGGTTGGTAAGTCTACCGTGTAGACCTGAAGCGAGCATCTCCGCAGAGTGAATAGCTGTAGAGTCGTAGGTCTTAAGACCTTTCTTTTGACCCACAGTTAAATCTCCCAAGAAATCAGGGTGGTTCGGAAAGACTAACTCTGCCACTTCTTGGAAGTGCCCATCCCAAACCCCTCTGTCTGCTTTAAGAGATTCTCCTCTACGAATTATGCTCTGAGCTGTCATCCTAACAGTTTCTTCTTCTCTACATCTGCTGCACCCAACACCCCTTGACCACCAGTGTGGATGGTGCTTTTCCTACCTTTCTTCGCTAATAAACGCTTACGCTCTTTGTCAGCCGCTGCTTTAACTTCTGCGTCGCTCTTTGAAGGAGGAGCTATTGGTGCTGGTGGTGTTGGTGAACTAAATAATCCGCCCATAATCTTTATACCTCTTTGCGTAAAAAGTGCCCATAGGATGTGTACCCGAGCCTGTTATAAAATTTTGCTACCTTATCAGGGTTTGTCCCTGAAGACACCCCCAATTGGATTTCTTCTGCCCCCACAATTCTAGCCCATCTTTCATAATCCTTAATCAGTTTCATTGCTATCCTACCGTTCCTTTTTTCTGGAACCACATAAACAATCAAATCAATTGCTGCGCTGGCATTGCAGAAAGGAATCCTATTAAGAAACCCGAACATCATACCAACCAGTTTTCCCTCTTCTCTAGCAATGTCTGAAAAGAACAACCCCTTTTCGGACAATACTCTCTTCGCCATTTCAGCACAATAGTTTTTATCATACTCCCACCTATTGTATCTTGACTCTTGGTGCATCCGTGCCCCCAATTCAATCACCTCAGGGACATCTTTTTCCAACATCTCCGTATATATGATCATATTGGGTCATACTCCATCCCAACTGAAGAAAGCATTTGTCTATTCCCAAACTCTTTCCCCCGTATGATATCGTGTCCATAACCTAAACCCACACATAAATACTGTAATGCCTCTGCCACATGAGAATACATATTTTTATCTGGCTTCTCAGCGTACCGTTCGGAACCTGAAGCATTGATCCGTCTATATTTGTACCCACCTGCTAGGGCTTTTCTTAGCATCCTACACTTAGGACTAACCACCAGCATTGGTCTACCTGACATAGTTAGGGTGGTTAACAACTTCGCTACCCCTTCTCTTCTCAATTGAAAATCGTTTGTCGGAGCTGGTATGAGAGGGACTCCTGCTGCTCTAAGCACCAAGAAGGGTGTTCTCTCATCCACCTGAGACCTCTGATCCCCAGCTGGGTCTCCCCAACCATCCATTGGGAGACTATCATAGTTTGAAGATATAAGGTTTTTAACCCTTTCGCCAAACCTTATAGCCCCCATATCTTCTGTTACCACTTCATCTAAGCATTGAACTTGACCGTCTGGTGCAATCTGTGCTACCACAGCTGCTGGGGTTAACCCAAAATCCACCCCAATTTTTATTACCTTAGTCCCTTCACTTAAACCTAGATCATGAACACAATGGAGCTGATCATTATACTCTGGGAATATCACCTTGCCATCTTGGATAAACCCGTAGTTGCCGTGTACATATACATTAATCCATTCTGGATCTTTCCCCGACCTCATCTTGCTATAATACTGCTTAGGCAAGTTCTCTAAATTCTCAGCCTCTGGGCTGGTGCCTGAAGGTTGCCTGAAGAGCCTATAGTTATTAGGTTGAGTCTCCTCAAATAATCTATACCACCAATGGTCTTCGTCAGGTGGGTTGGTGTCCATAATGACCCCGTACCAGGTTGCCCCACCGTCTCGCTTGCTAGGATACCGTCCTAAACGACCAATTAGCATATCTAAGATCTCTTTAGGAATCTCTCTTGCTTCATTGACCCAAGCACCTGTTACTTCCAAGGAAAGTAGTTTCTTTACATCTGAAGGTTTGTCTAGTGCCCTAAACAATACCTCTAGGTGTAACTTAGTCCCGTCTTCTAACTTCCCAGTCAAAGTCCACTTAGCATCTATTTGTCTGAATTCCCCAAGGTCTTTCGGAAACCAGTCAAAGAAAGTAGCCATAGTCGTATCTGTTAACTCTCGGTAAGTGTTACGAATAATCACCCACCTAGTTTTCCGTATACCAAGTACATTTGGTTTTTGCATATGCGCTTTCGCCAGCACTTCCATACAACACGCCACAGACTTCCCACTTCCAATCGGACCCATTAATGCCCGAACAAATGTCTCATCTTTGTGGAAATTGATCATGGTTTTAGAAGGAATATACTCAGCCATATTCTTGTCCTCTGGTCTTCCTTAACCTGAATCAATTTTCAGAACCCAATTATTTCAAATTTTTTAAAATAATTCAAATTAATTATTCGGAAAATAATTTTATTCCTTCTTAAAAAGGGGGTATCTTGTCAAACACCTGGATCACAAACTTTAACCACACCTCTTCAGAAACCTCCACAAACCCCTCATCTCTTATCCCCAGTAATTCAGAAGGCAACAGGAATCGCCAAGGTTGTTTATTCGCTCGGTAGGCAACCGTTGGTACTTCTCCCTCGTTAGTCGCCGCTTTAACCTGCCTCCACCATTTCCGTTGTTCGATCTTCTGGCACCTCTTGACCTCAATCTGAAACGGCTCGCACCCAACTACATCCGCCCCACCTTCCCGAGTCTGAAGCAAATTTCGTTTCAGTTCGCCATTGGGGAAGAAGGGGTTAAACCTGTGGCAAAACTCCAGCTCTCCTGCTTTTCCTTTTTCTCTTACATTTATCATATCTTTCTCCGTTGTGAAGCTCTATTTTCTTAAATTTTTTTACAGAACTCAAATTATTTATTCGATTACTTCTCCGTAGAGTGTACAAAAGCACTCTGGGTAGCCTCAGCGGCTGTCTGGGCGTGTTTTGGCAGAAACTTAGAGCGAGGCATAGCTAAAAATTGCAGCCCGCAGGGGGCGTTTTTGGGCGTTTAGAAGGTGTCAGTGTTTAGTAGTCTCTGACCCGAATAGTCAGAGGTTGAAAAACTGGTAGAATTGCACACAGAACACGAAGTATCTGGCGCGGGTTTGCCGCCCCCCTCCCCCCCTTGACTTTTGGGGCGTTTCGTGGTAAAATAGCTTCAGGTGGTACAACCGTACCACCAGTACACCTATATAGGAGTTATACGCTATGAAGACAATAAATGAGATGGTATTATCGGGAGCTACACGGGATGAAGTGATCATAACCTTAGTCACTGAACAGGGGTACAGCCTGAACAAAGCGACCAAGGCATACGGACACTACGCTAAAGAGCACGGGCTAACCTCATCCGTAGTAAGTCATAAAGGAGAGGCATTAGAATACCTTAATGGGGCGTACCCTGATGGGGTTGATTGGGATGCTATGGCGGTCAAGGCAGAGGTAGTTATTCTCTCTGAGAAGTACGGGGTAGCAGAGAGTACCGCTAGGGACTACTGCAAGGCGTTCAGCAAGGAGATAGGGGTAGACCACCCAATGGTAGACCCTAGAGCTAGGGTATTTGATTGGTTCCTAGAGCACGACGGGGCAGCAGAAAAGGAGGAGTTTATCCTGTATGCTACAGAGGAGCTAGGGCGTAGCAAGAGTAACGCTAATGAGTACTGGAAAGGATATGAGCTACACCTGTACCTATCCTAACCAACCAACCACTATGAGGCAGAGGGTAGCAATACCCTCTGTAGTGCTATGTTCAAAGAAGTTATCCTTACCGTAGGAACGGCTCTCCTGTCTGTAGGAGGCATATACGCCGTACTACTGTTGTTATTTACAGCGTAATAGCTACCAGTACCACCCCTTTAAGTGACCGTAGGTCGTTCTGAAGCGGTGGTATTTTTATGCGCACGCCCTACGCTCAATCGTTTTTAACCGTGTATGTGTGTGCGTACGCCTCCTAGTAACCTCAAGCAGTCACCTATATGCTCTAGGTATCCACTTTCGAAAATCACGAAAATACGAGGGGAAAGTAAAAAAAGTAAAAAAAGTCTAATAAACAAAAGGTTTTTTTTTTACTTTCCCTCTTTCCCATTTTTCCCTTTAGCGAGGGGGTCGCGTGCA